ATACTTATTTAGGTATTTCAGAATTTAAAAAAGTTAGAAAAGGATATATTTTACAAGAAAATGAGGGTTGGGTTGATTCAAAAAACAAAGAGGAAGTGGAAATAATAATTGAAGCAGGACTTTGCAATGATTATAGTATCAGAGATGATTTAAATCTTTATTACTTCTTAGAAATGGAAAAACAAATTCCTCCCTACCCTTGGGCATGGACTAACAAAGTCAGAAGATTATTTACATGAAACAGATTAAACTTACACAAGGAAAAGTAGCTTTAGTAGATAAAGTTCTTAGAAAACGATCTAATCAAAAGAAAGAGGTGATTTTATGAAGACTTCAATATTTGTCAAAACTGAATTTGCCGGAATTCATTGTTGGCCTGATGCTCCTAAAGAAGTTACTTTTTTGAGGAATCCCCACAGGCATATTTTCAAAATCAAAGTCACTATTCCTATCACACAAGACAGGCAACTTGAATTTTTTATGGTTAAGAACAGAATTGAAAAATATCTGTCCCTTACTCATCATTTTACAAAACATCAAAGTGACATTCCTGATCTGGGGGCTATGTCTTGTGAAAGGATAGCAACAGAAATTCTAATATTTCTGAAACAGAGGTATAATATAGAAGGAATCAAGGTTAGTGTTTCAGAAGACGATGAAAACGGATCGATTGTGGAGGATCAGACATGACAAACAAAGAATTTGCAAAGACAGATAAAGCATTCCAAGAAGCTTGTGCTAAAGTAAAATTACCTCAAGAAAAACACAAAGAACTTGGCCTCAGTAGACAAGCAGGAAAATGGCAGAGAAAAACAGGGAAGGCTTACAAGGAGGGAAGATCTTGATAGAAGAATTACTGAATAAAATACCTGATTGGTTTTTTGCACTTGGTAGTATCTTTGGTTTAATATCATTTTTTTGGATAATTCTTAAAAGAAGGTAGGTGATTGAAATTATTCTATACTTGGGAGGGAATTTCCCTGCTCTGTCTAATCCTAAAGAAGAGTGTAAGATAATTGAAAAGATCAAAACTCACGGGTCTGAATACCATAGGCTTGTCACATTCTTCCATGAAAAAGAAGCAAGGGTAGCAATCAATTTGCAGAAAGAAATGAAACAACCAATTCTAAGAAAGAGAGGTAATGATGAAAGAATCATTCTCCATAAAAAGACAAGAGCTATCGGAAGTCTTGAATAAAATCAGGCCAGGACTTGCCAAAAAAGGAATCGTTGAACAAAGTACACATTTTATGTTTCTTGGAAAAGATGTAGCAACATTTTCCGATCAGATTGCTATCATACACCCTTTTGAGACAGGATTTCCCTTCTCTGTCAAAGGAGAGGAATTCTATAAATTAATCTCGGGAATCACTGAGGATGAACTTGAACTCTCAATTAAGGATGATAAACTGTCTATTCAATCGAAGTCTACAAAAGCAGGGATGTCTACTATTGTTGATGATAAGGATAGAGTTGACAGACTTGTTACTACCTTGAAAAAGGAAATGAAAGACTGGGTAGCAATTCCAAAAGATCTGCTTTCAGGTCTATATCTTGCAATGTTTTCAGCAGCAAAAGATTTATCTCAAGGAACTCTTTCTTGTATATCTGTGAGTGGAAAAGATATTTGTTCATCTGATTCATTGAGAGCATCTTGGTATGAAATGGAGAAAGAAGTTGCCTCCTTTCTTATTCCAGCAAAGGATGTCAATGAACTTGTGAAATTCACAGACGTTGAAAGCATTTGCCAAAGTGAAAATTGGGTTCATTTTAAAACGAAAGGTGGTGTTACTTTCTCTGTTAGAAAGATTTTAGGGGTATTCAAAGACCTCAAGAAGAAATTTGACATAGAAGGGGATACAATTACACTGCCCCCAAGTCTAAAAGAGGTCACGGATTCAATTATCTTCCTGAGTGAAGGGAATATTGAGGTTAATAAGATTATCTCTGTGGGGATCGAATCTAATAAGATTACTCTCAAAGCTGAAAAAGAAACAGGATGGGTTGAGAAAACAGTCGAATTCAAATATAAAGGGAAACCTGCTAAGTTTTTGATTAACCCAATCTTCCTGTCTCAAATTCTTACAAAAGCAACTGAGATGATTCTGACTGAAAGAATTGCTTTATTCTTAACTGATGGGTTTGCTCATATTATTGCCCTTCCAATTGAGGAATAAAATGAATCCTCTACCGCTTAAACACATTCCCTCTGTTATTCAGAAAAAATATCATCTGACAGAGCAGAGGGAAGTTGCTTATGCAATTGCCATAGAAAATCAAATCGGACTGACTGATGGTCCTTTCTTTGAAATTGATCAGTTACTGGAGACTATTGGAGAAGAAAAAAGTGTTATAATCAGATTCAATGCTGACGGAACAGATGATATTTTATATCATTGGAAGAACGATTTTTGGATTAAACAACCAACTCTAAAAAGGAAATAAATGCCAATAATTCGTCGTGGTTTCTTTGATTCTAATGAACAGGAAGAAATGGGTGTAGGCAAGAACCTGATCGAAGATTCTTGTGGCAAATGTGGTCTCTACAAAGGCTGTCTTTCTCCTAAAATGCCTGTAACAGGAGAAGGGAAAAAGAAAATCCTTGTGATAGCAGAAGCCCCTGGGGAACAGGAAGACCAAGTAAATAAACAACTTGTAGGAGATGCCGGAAATCTTCTCAGGAAAAGACTGTCAGAAAGAGGAATTGATTTAAATAGAGATTGTTGGAAAACTAATTCAGTAATTTGTCGTCCTAAAGATAATAGAACCCCAACAAAGTCGGAACTAAAAGCCTGTAAACCTAATATAGATAAATCAATCAGGGAATTGAAGCCTGACTTCATTTGGCTGTTTGGGAAGTCTGCTGTTGAATCCTTCTATATGGGAAAGTTTTCAAAACTTGAAATCAGCAGATGGAGAAATCTTTGCATTCCAGATAGAGCAACAGGTGCTTACATTCTCCCAATGTATCATCCTTCCTATGTTCTGAGGAATGAAACAGATGAAATAATCAATTCGGTCTTTGACAGGGATTTAGATTTTACAATCAAATGCCTGTCTAAGAAGAAATTCCGACATAAAAACCCTCTTGACTATGTTCATCCACTTACAAAAGCAGATGAAGTAATTGAAATGTTAGAGATCATCCTTGACGAAAAGCCTGAATATCTGACCTTTGATTATGAAACAACAGGGCTGAAACCCTATAATAAAGGGCATAAAATAGCCTGTATTTCTGCTTGTGACAACGATGAATATGCTTTTTCATTCCCTTATCAACATGATTTACACAAATGGGAAATGAAAGATTTTGAACAGATTACAAAACTGTGGCGATCTATCTTGCTTTCCAAAATACAAAAGATCATGCAAAACAGTAAATTTGAACAGATCTGGAGTAGAAAATTCTTTTGTGACCCTAAGAATATAATATGGTGTTCAATGAATGAAGCCCATATTATCGATGCAAGAGAGAAATTTACAGGATTGAAATTCCAATCCTATATTCATTTTGGAGTTGAAGATTATAGCAAAAACATAAGCAAATATTTGGAAGACTCTGATATTAGAGGATTCAACAAGGTCATGCAAGCTCCATTTACCGAATTGCTGACCTATTCTGCAACAGATTCATTAATGACAAAGTGGTTGTTCAATATCCAAAAGGATTTCTTCGATAAACACCCTTCTATGGAAAAAGCAAGGGTGTTCAATTTAAATGGATTGAACTGTTTGGCTGATATGCAAGAAGTTGGAATCAATGCTGACATCAAATATTACTCGAAGCAATTTCTCGATTTAGGAGAAGAGATCAAAAGACGAGAGGTTGAACTGAATAATTTCACGGAAATTTCACAATTTCAAAATATGTTTCACAAGAAATTAGACTATGAATCTCCTACAGATCTTAGGAATCTATTTTTCAAAGTAATGGGGATTGCATCTATAAAAGAAACAAAAGGCGGGAGTCAAGCTGTTGATGTTGAAGTATTGAGAGGAATCAAACATCCCCTTGCAAAGAAGATTCTTGAAAAGAGAAAACTTGATAAAACAAGGGGAACTTATATTGCTCAATTTCTTCGGGAGATTAATGATGATAATAGGATTCATCCCTTCTTTAATTTGCATATTCCCACTACTTACAGATCTTCATCTTCTATGCCAAACTGGCAGAACATTCCAATAAGAGATGAAGAAGCAAAGAAGGTTACTCGATTAGGAATAATTCTGACTAAAGGATTTAAGATCCTTGATTTTGACTATGCAGCAATGGAAGTACGGGCGGCAGCAATGTATGCGAAAGATCCTGTTTTGATTGCTTATATTAAAGACCCAAAAACTGATATGCACAGAGATACTTGTGCTGATTTATTTGGGTTAGATCCTAAACAAGTTACAAAGAAATTGAGGTTTAATACAAAAAATGGTTTTGTATTTCCTGAATTCTATGGGTCTTACTACAAGAATACAGCAAAGAATCTATGGGCTGAATCAATCAAACTTGCCCTTGATGACGGGACTCCTGTCAAAGATCATTTAGAGAATGTTGGCATCATAAAAAATGGAAACTATTTTGATTTTGAGAATCATGTCAAGTGGGTTGAAAAAGAATATTGGAAGAAATTCAAAGTGTTCAAGCAATGGCAAGAGCAGGTTTTGAAAAACTTTATAAAGACAGGTTATGTTGAAATGTTTCATGGGTTCAGAGTAGGAGGGTATTTAACAAGAAATGATATTATAAATTATCGTATTCAAGGCACAGCCTTTCATTGTCTGCTTTGGTCTATAATTGAAATTAATAAAGCTTTGAAAGGAGGAAAATTTGCTTCTCGATTAATAGGGCAGATACACGACAATGGAATTTTAGAAGGCCCGTCTGAGGAAGAAAAAGAAGTTATTGCTCTCTGTACAGATATTGCTACTGTTAAAATTCGAGAAGCCTACGAATGGATAAATGTCCCGCTTGCAGTCGAATGGGAAACTACTGAGGTGGATGAAAGTTGGTATTATAAAAAGGAAAAAGTTTTCTAAGATTTGAAAAAGTATGTTATAATAAAAATAAAAAGGGGGGAGATTATGACTGAAGACAATGTTAAAAAAATCCATGAAAATCGAATTGTAATCACAAACAACGATGCAATGTTACATGCAAATAGTGAATCTCCGCAGAGACAGACTTTCGACAAACTTCAACGACTGTCTTCTGTTTCAGGAAAGACTCAGTATTGGTCCTATCGAATTATAAAAAAGATTATTGACTTCGTTGAAGACATTGAAAAAACTCGAATAACTCTCATCAAACAATATTGTAAGAAAGATGAGAAAAATGAACCCATCATGCTTGGAGGGGAATACCAATTTGATCCTGATAAGAAAATTCTCTACGATCAGGAAATTGCTGCAATAAAAGACCCTCTTCCTCAAGAAGAGATTGATAAGATTGCTGAAGCATATTGCAAAAGAGATAAAGATGATAAACCAATTAAATCAAAAGGAAATCTCTTTACATTTGAACCTGAAAAGATGAATGAGTTTCAAACAGCTTTTACAGAGGTTATGAACACCGAAAATACATTACCTTTTGACAAAGTGCAAATTCCTTCAGCAGTCCTTGAGAAAATGCAAGCAAACTGTCAAGAGGAAAAAGATCGTCTTACGATCAGGGATATGATAATGCTTGACAAATTCTTTGATTTTACGGAGTAATCTATGCCTCTTCATACGGACTTCCGACCAAGCTGTTTAGACGAGATTTATGGGAATCGATCAATAAAAATTTCTCTTGAATCTATTTTTGCCCGTGAGAAAGATAGGCCCCATGCTTACCTATTTACGGGCTCAAGTGGTTGTGGCAAAACAACTTTTGGTAGAATTATTGCTTCTCTGTTAAAATGTAGTTCTGATGATCTAATGGAATACAATACTGCAAATATGAGAGGCATTGATACAGTCAGAGAAATAGACCAAAATTGTAAATACGCCCCAATGACAGGGAAAGTCAAAGTCTACATCCTCGATGAAATACACAAAACAACCGGAGAATTTCAAAATGCTCTGTTAAAACTACTTGAAGATCCCCCGGCACATGTTTATTTCATCCTCTGCACAACGGACCCCGACAAACTTTTGAAAACAATACATACCCGATGTACAAGTTACCAAGTCAAACCCCTATTAAATGCTGAAATGGAAAAACTTCTGAATGATATTCTTACGACAGAAGGCATTGAAGATTTTCCAAAGAAAGTAATGACAGAGATCATTCAGGTTTCTGAAGGGTGTGCAAGGCAAGCCCTTGTTATCCTCGATCAGGTAATTGACATTACCGACGAAGATACAGCATTGGAAGCAGTAACAGCTTTCACAGGGGAAACAGCAGCAATTATTGATGTCTGCAAAGCCCTTCTTGATAAGAAAGATTCAGGAAAATGGGCAAAAATTAGGGTAATGTTAAAATTGATTGAAGTGGAACCCGAAGCAGTCCGAAGATCAATCTTAGGTTATTTGTCAGCAGTATTGCTTAACAATAATCAAAATGATCGGGTTGCAGAAATGCTTGGGTGCTTTACAGATTCTTGGTTTAATAGCGGAAAAGGGGGAATGGTTCAAGCTTTATATTATGCAAGCAAAATGTAAGGAGGTTTTATGGAATTCAAAGATCAAGTGAAACTCGATAAAAATTGCCTTGATGATAACGCAATCGAACAACCTACTCTTTATGCTGAATGGTCTGAGAAGTGGGCAAAGGCTGTCTTGATAAGAGATAAAGCAAAAGAACGAGTATCTACTATTATTGCAGAAGCATCAACAGATATTCGTAATCATCCTGAGCAATATAGTTGGGAAAATGATAAAGCTCCAACAGAATCCTTTATTAATTCTCAGATCCCTATTCACCCTGAAGTCAAAAAATCTCAAGAAGAATTGATTGAAGCCCAATATCAGGTGAATCTTTTATCTTCTGCAAAGGAAACACTTGGGCAGAGAAATGATGCTCTTGCTGCTCTCACCCGTCTTTATACAGGGGGATACTTCTCAGCAAAATCAAATCCTGAATTGAAAGCCCAAGCTCAAGAGAAGATTTCTACTGTTCAAAGGGAAGGATTAACGAGTCCAAGACTAAAAAGGAAAGTATGATATGCCTAACTTTTCTCCTATAGAATGGGTAGGATGGGGAATATTTACAATGTTCACATTGTATGTATTATTCCGAATCATATTCAAAGCAATTTTCAAGAGTTACTTTGAAGTCAAATCTGAACACGAACCTATAAAAAAGGAGGTAAAAAATGAGTCCAAAGTTCAATCGTAAAGCATGGAAGGAAGGGATTAAAAAACGTCAGCAGGATAGTTTTAATCAGAGGGAGGACACAGGGAAGTTCAAACCTATTTTTCTCGAAACTATTTCAAGGGATAAATTTTGGAAACCTATAGAAGGAGAGCACCAGATTAATATCATCCCTTTCATAGCAGGGAAGAACAATCCGAATGTAAAAGAAGGGGAACCTACCTATGTACTTGATATTTGGGTTCATTCAGGAATCGGAGTAAATGAAGATAATTATGTTTGTCCTGCAAGGAATTATGATCTTCCCTGCCCAATCTGTGAACAGCAGAATGAGCTTCGCAAAGATCCTGATTACGATGAAGATCTTGTAAAATCCCTTAGCCCAAAACGTCGTGTTGTTTATAACATTGAATGTCTTGACTCTCCAAAAGAGCAAAATAAAGGGATTCAGATCTTTGAAGTTTCTCATTTCTCATTTGAGAAGCCTCTTATGGAGCGTTCTAAACTTCCTAAAGGCGGGGGATTTGTCTATTTTGCTGATGTTGATGATGGGCAAATTGTTTCCTTTGACGCTAAGAAAGGTTCTTTCACACCTAAAGGAAAGAAAACAATCACAAAACTTGACTACGTTTCATTTCAATTCATCCCTCGGGACTCCCCTATTTCCGATGAATTGTTAAGTAAAACTTTCTGCCTTGATGAAATCATTAAAATCCCGACCTATGAAGAACTCAGTGAAGCCTTTTTCCAAGAATCAAAACCTGAGCTTGAAAAAGAAGAGAAAGAATCTGAATCTAAAGAGAAGGAAGAAGAGAATAAGGAAGAACCCGGAGATATTCCTGAGCCAGAAGTTCCAGAAGGAACTTGCCCTCTTGATCAGAAATTTGGCGAGGATTTTGACAACTTCCAAGAATGTGATGATTGCCCAGTCAGAGATTCTTGTAAGGAAAAGAAGAATGAACTTTCTGCCCCTAAGAAACCTACTCCAAAAGAGAAAGAAAAGCCTACTGAAAAGCCTCCGATTCGTCGTCGCCCAGGGAGATAAGTCATGCCTTTACTCAAACGAAAAAAATCTGATGCAGATCAGATAAAAGAAAGTGCTCAAGATATACCAAATGAAGATGTTTCCTTTGAGCCTAACAAAGGTAATTTTGACCTGCAAATCTCTACGGGGTCAACATTACTTGATTTAGCAATCACAGGGAAACGTCAGAAAGGAGGCGGTATTCCGGGAGGAATCCTAATCGAATTGTTTGGCCCAAGCGGTGCAGGGAAAACAGCCCTTTTAGCTGAATTATGTGGTTCTGCACAAAAGAGAGGGGGTGAGATTAATTTCACTGATCCCGAAGCAAGACTTGACCAAGAATATTCTCAAATCTATGGGGTTAGTGTAAAAGAAGACTTTTTCAATTACAGCAGACCCGATACAGTCTCACAAGTTTTTGCTATGATTTTCAATTGGAAAACAAAGAATGAAAAAGTTATAAATGTATTTGCTGGTGACTCAGTTGCTGCTTTGTCAACAAATCTCGAAATGGAAGATGAAGATAAAATGGGAATGAGGAGAGCAAAAGAATTCTCAGAAGGATTGAGAAAAACTTGTAGACTCATTCGGAACAACAATTGGGTCGTTGCATTTACAAATCAGAT